GCCAGTATCAGGCGAGGCAGCCAGAGATATTACTAAGTATAGGTTAGATCCTAGAGACGATCCTAGAGGTCAAATAGTTATATGGGAACATCCTGTTCCTGATGCTCCTTGGGGGCTTTACATAGCCGGTACTGACCCTTATGACCACGATAAGTCAGGTACCAATTCTTTAGGGTCTACCTTCATTTATAAACGATTTATGAATGGGGAATACTATACTGATACTATAGTAGCTGAGTATACTGGTAGGCCTGATACTGCTATGGAATATTACGAAAATGTGCGTAAACTTCTACTCTACTATAATGCTACTCTACTATATGAAAATGAGAAGAAAGGCTTATTCTTTTACTTTGAGAACCAGCATATTAAGGACTGGGGAGAGGGTGCGATACGAGACTGGTTAGTCGAAGAGTACGCTCCTGGTAAAAAGAATTTAAGTAAACTTATGACAGAGCCTTTATTAGAGGAACTTATAGCCTATAATGATAAAGGTAACTTTGACCGCGTAATGAGTTTTATGTTGGTTGTTATGTATAGACAGCAACTTCATAAAGTACACGTTAGGCAAAATCGATTGGAGAATAAAAAGCGCTTACTATTTCCTGATGGATTATTTACTGGCTATGATAACTATGAATACACTCCGAGTGAAAAAAATTATTTAAATATATCAATTGAATAAAGATGGCATCTTATTTTAATCCAGAGGCACATACAGTGCCCTACCAGATGTTACCTATGAGTAAAAAAACTGAAAAATGGCGAGAGACTTGTGTTAACGCTTTTGTAGGTAAATTTTATTTTGGTAACAATAATAATAGGTATAGACGTGATCAAATGCGTATTGCCTATGATTTATATAATAGTATTTTTGATGAAAAAGATCTTAAATACGTAACAGATCCTTATAAAGTTAATGATAGTTTTCCTGCTTCTTTACAGAATTTTAACATAATCAAACCTAAATTAGACCTATTATTAGGTGAGGAATCTAAACGACCCTTCTCTTTACGAGTAGTACAAACTAATGAAGAAGCTACTACTAGGTATCAAGAGAAACATAAAAAGTTATTGTTGGACACTATGGTACAGTTGTCTCAAGAATACAGTGATAATCCACAAGCTTCTGAAGAGGAGATGAGAAAATTAATGGAAGTAGGGGATTACATGCAAAAAGATTATTCAGATATTGCTGAGAGATTAGCTTATCATACTATGAATAACTTACTACTTAAGGAGGATTTAAAGACTAAATTCTTAGAAGGTTTCCAGGATTTATTGTCTGCTAGTATGGAGGCTTTTTACACAGGTGCCTTAAATGGTGAACCTGTAGTAGAGAGGGTAAACCCTTTATATTTTGCTTTTGACTATAGTCCTGAAGTTAAGTATATTGAAGAAGGTGATTGGGCTGTAAGGCTTATGAAAATGACACCCTCTGCTATTTATGATAGATTTTATGACCTACTAGATGAGAAAGATTTACAAGATATACTTGAACAATATCAATTAGGGGGTAACGGTTCTTGGAAAAGTAACTCAGAATTTAATCATATACAATGGCGTGATTTCTCTACAGCTACTACTCATAGAGACAACTTTACAAGTGAAACTATAGATGTATGGCATGTAACATGGAAGTCTTTTAAAAAGGTAGGATTCCTTATTTACATGGATGATCTAGGAGAGTCTCAAATAGATGTGGTAGACGAAGATTACGAAGTACAACCTGACGATGAAATCACATGGGATTGGGTAGTAGAGGTATGGGAAGGTTATAGAATAGGGGATAATATCTTTGCAGGTATTCAACCAATTCCAGAGCAAGCAGTATCTTTAGATAATCCTAATTCTAGCAAATTACCTTATGTAGGAATAGTACATAATAATATAAATACACCTCCTAAATCTCTAATAGAGATAATGAAGCCTTTACAATATATGTATATAGTTATATGGTATAGATTAGAACTAGCTATTGCTAGGGATAAAGGTAAGATTATTAATATGGACGTAACTCAGATACCTAAATCTATGGGCGTTGATGTTAATAAATGGTTACATTACTTATCTTCAGCAGGTGTAAACCTTATCAATCCTTATGAAGAAGGATGGGATGTACCGGGTAGAGAAGGAGGTAAAGCCAGTCAATTTAATCAATTCGGCCAGGTAGACCTTACTATGTCTAATGTAATTAGTGAGTATATTGGTATAATGAATAAGATTGAGGAAATGGTAGGAGAGTTATCTGGAGTATCTAGACAACGACAAGGCCAAGTACAATCTAATGAGTTAGTAGGAAATGTACAACAAACTATAGTACAATCTTCACATATTACAGAATACCTATTCTATGCACATAACCAAGTCAAACGTAGAGTTATGACTAATGTGTTAAATATAGCTAAGAATATATGGGCTAATTCTGGTAAAAAGAAATTAAATTATATCACAGACGATATGACCAGGATATTTATGGATATCACTGAGGATTTCTTATATGCTGATTTTGACATATATGTTACAGATAGTACTGAAGAGAATCAAAATATTCAAATGCTGAAGAATTTATATCAACCTGCTATGCAGAATGGTGCTAGTTTATCAGAAATAACAGAAATAATGACTTCTAATAATCTTACTGATATTAAAAATAAACTTAAAAAATTAGAAGATCAAAGGGCTCAAAAAGAGCAGCAAGCACAGAAACAACAGCAAGAAGCTTTAATGAAAGTAGAGCAATTGCGTAAGCAGGCTGAGGATGCTAAATTAGCATTACAAGAAGCAGAGTTAGTACAGAAAGAGCAGGATTCTATTAGGGATTCAGAGACTACTTTACAAGTAGCACTTATTCAAGCAGAGTCTAAACAAGCTATTGAAGACGCTAAAAGGACACTGGAAGAGTCTAAATTAGAAGTAGATGCTAATGTTAAATTGACTGATATTGACGAAAAACGTAGGGCTAATCAAGCTCTAGAAGATATTAAACGGGTAGAGGCCCGTAATAAAACTAAACAAACACAAAGTAATTAATTATGGGTAATGATATTTTTGGCGGGTTTACAGCAGTAGCCCAGAGTATCTCGGATAAAGTAGTTCCGATTGATAATGCAAAAGTAGATAATTTAGATGATGATGATATCGTAGATCCTGATGGAACTGTTGTCTTAAATGATGATGAAGGAGCGGATCATATTCCTTTGAAAGATCAGGATAATGATGATGATGCAGGCGATGATAATGACCTGAACGACGATGACGTAGACGACGTTGTCGATGACGACGACGATTTAGATGGACGAGGTAAAGACACTCCTGGTGCCGATACTTCTCTTGATATCGAACTTGAAGAAGCTGAGCCGGAATTGGCTGCTTATTTGCAAGAAAAACTGTTTGAGAAATTTGGATTTGATACTGAAGAAGCTGAAGAGTTTAAGAGTATCGATGACATAGTAAAATTTGTAGGTGCTACTATTGAAGAAAATTCAGCCCCTAAGTATGCTGACGAAGAGTTGGCTAAAATGGATGAGTTTGTTAGAAATGGTGGTAGTCTAGAAGAATATTTAAATACTACACATGGAGGCGTTAATGTCGATACTATAGACTTAAATACTGCCTCTAATCAAAAAGCTGTTATAGAAGAGCACCTTAAAAGTAAAGGGTACTCTGAGGTTAAAATTAACCGTGCTATAGAGCGTTATGAAGATGCCGGTACATTAGAGGAAGAAGCCTATGATGCTAAAGATATGCTAGTAGAGTATAAAGAGCAAGTGGCTGAAAAGCTATTAGAAAATCAGAGGATTCAAAAGGACCTTATAGAAGAGGAGCAACAAAAATATATGGAGGCCGTAAAGGAGGAAATAGAAGCTCATTCCGAAGTACGCGGGATTCCTTTAACTAAAAAGGAGAAGAGTGATCTTTTCAATTATATATTTAAGCCTACTAGATCAGGTAAAACAAAATACCAAGAAGACTATATCAAGTCTAAAAAGAATCTAATAGAATCAGCTTATTTCACTATGAAAGGAGATTCTCTCGTTAAAAAAGTACAGCGGAAGGCAGCTTCAGAAGCCGCTAGTAGACTAAAAAAGAAACTCGCAAGTAAAGGCAACAGGGGAAGAAATCAGTCCGGCCAAGATGGAAGTAAGGTTTCGGATATTTGGAGTACGGCTAGCAGGCAATTAAGAAATCCTTTTTAATTAACTAAAACTTTTATTAAATGATTAATTCAGTTCTTAATGGGTTGCAACTATATCGTTCTAAATGGTTTTCAGATCTAGTAGATGACACGTCCACATGAAGTGTCTACTGTTCTGTCTTACATATTTGGAACTTACGAAAGTAGCGTACTCGACTTCTTAACTTCAGGGTTAGGAAAAACATTAACTGTTGAAAATAGACAGTATGAGTGGTCCGTAATGATCGACCATGATAAAGCAATTGAAATTCACAGAGCAGAGTGGCAAGGTGCTGTTATTGCTCCTGGAGATATTAAAGAGCCTGGTTTAGCTCAGTCTCCTATTTCTATCTATGTTAAAGAAAAATGGTTTGGCCCAGGCGCAATCATTGCTTTTGATGATAGAGAATTTCAAGCCCGTGTAGCAGGAGAACCTCACCAAGATGGTGACTATTTTGTTTATACCGCTTACGTAGCAGACGGACAAGCTGAGTCTTATATTCCAGTAGACCTTTTGGTTGCAGGAAGTAAGATCAGTAGAGAAGGTTCTGCATACGAA